TCCAGTTATACCCGTAGGTCCCGAAGGTCCAGAAGGACCGCTAGAACCAGTAGTACCAGTATTTCCAGTAGCACCACTTGGTCCGGAAGGACCACTAGGTCCAGTTGTTCCAGTAGCTCCAGTTGCACCAGTAACTCCTGCACCAGTTACACCTGTGGGTCCACTTGGTCCAGAAGGTCCACTAGAACCAGTAGTTCCAGTAGTTCCAGTTATACCCGTAGGTCCCGAAGGTCCAGAAGGACCGCTAGAACCAGTAGTACCAGTATTTCCAGTAGCACCACTTGGTCCGGAAGGACCACTAGGTCCAGTTGTTCCAGTTAATCCAGTTAATCCAGTTAATCCTAAAGTTCCAGTTGAACCAGTTACTCCTTTTGCACCTGTACTACCAGTTGGGCCAGTTGCTCCAATAGGTCCAGTAGCACCGGTTACACCAGCACCTGTAACACCTGTAGAACCCGTAACACCAGTTGCACCTGTTACACCAATAGGTCCAGTAGCACCAGAAGGACCCGAAGGGCCTGACGGTCCTGAATCTCCTTGAGTTCCTGTAGAACCTGTGGCTCCTGTGCTTCCAGCAGAACCAGTAGCACCAGTTGCTCCAGTAGTTCCAGCGCCAGTAACTCCGGTTACACCAGTAGCTCCACTAGGTCCTGATGGTCCTGATGGTCCTGATACTCCACTTGCTCCTGTACTTCCTGTTACTCCTGTGCTTCCTATAGTTCCAGTTGCTCCTGAAGGACCTGATGGACCGCTAACACCTGATGGACCACTAGCACCTGTAACTCCGGTAGAACCAGTTGCACCAGCAGAACCAGTATCTCCTGGAAGTCCTAGTCTTGGTTTAATATTTACAATTGGTTTAGTCATACTATACTCTTTTAATAATTAATTATAGACCTTTCTTAAGTAGCTTATACTCTTTTTTTACTTTATCTGTTTCAATTCCCTTTATATCAAAATCAACTGAACCTCTTTCTTTCTTCTGTCCTTCTCTTTCATTAATTGATATTCCGGTCATCTTAACTTCTAAAGTAATTATATATTTATCTCCTATATTCCAGTCTTTAGCTTCTGGAATATGTTCTATGTCAATATAGAAAGAAGGATATCTTTCAATTGAAAGTGATGTTTCATCCATTCCGTTTGATTTTTTTGGAATTATTTTTCTCATATTTTTAGTAATTTATAATTGCTTTTACTGTGAATGTTCCAGCTGTTCCACCAGTAATAGTACATTTTGCTTTTATAGCAACTATTGCACCTAATGTTTCTGGTGTTAGCCATAAAATATCTGTTCCGTTTGCTGCTCTTGATTTTGATGCTACTCTTGTTAGATCTTGCGCGTTTGAATTAGCAAGGTTGCTAATAAGCATACTATAAGCATAGAAATTAGTTCCATCTGGTGAAACAGTAATTGTTAATACTCCTGTTCTTGAATTAATTGCGGCGGCTGTGAGAACAACTCCTATGTTTTTTGCACCAACACAAGGAATTGCAACTGGTGTATTTGTAGCAGAAATTGCACTTTCAGCAGTAACAATTTCTACAACTCCTTTTGGTTGTGATTGTTTATGTATTGTAGTTAAATCTGACATTTTTTTACATTTATTTAATTTATCTTACCGGTTTTTTTACTGAAAACCGGAAAAAACAGTAATCTGTAAAGATTAAGTAGTCCTGGCTAATATAACTGGCCAAGTTGTCGCTGCATCTGCACCTGTAATAATATTACCAACTGCAAATGTTGGATCAATTACGAAAGAACTATCTCCTACTGCTTCTGCACTAATACATCTGTTGTTATAACAGTTGAATACGCTGACTGCTCTAGTATTGATAGTAACTGCTGCAACTTGAATATAGTTGTCTGCAATTAAACCTCTACTTGATTGTCCTGCTACTGTAGCAACACCTGAAACAACGATTCCGTCATTAGCACCACCTCTGATTTCGTTACCTACAATTTGTGTTCCAGAAGCATCTCCTGCACAAATATCAATAACATCACCAGTATAAGCACCTTCAAAAGTACAGTTTATAATCTTTAGTAATGGACTTGCTGTAGATTGTATTGCACTTGGTGAAACATAAACACCATAATTTGCAATAAAAGTACAGTTATGAAACTCAACTCCAGAAGCGGCACTTGATAATATCATAGTATCAGTAGCTGCAGCTGGTTGGAAATTTACATTTATCCATCTCATTCCAGAACAAGCATTTACAGGAGCGTGATTTCCTCTAATACCAGGTCCTTTATATGAATCGCAAGAACCAACACCAATAACATCTGTCTTTTGCGCTCCAGCAATAAGATTTTCTGTGAACCAATCTCCTGCAAGGAAAATTGTGTTCCTTCTTGCCCATCTATCAGAACCTCTTCCAATATCTGCGTGAGATAATGCTAAAGTATGTGTTAATGTCTTTTTAGCTTTTGCCCAACTAAATCCGTCATTAGAATCTTTACCAGAGTTAGTATCTACAAAATAGATTGTTCCACTTGTATCATAACTTCCTGGTCCATATAATGGAATTCCGAAACTTGAAATACCCATTGGATAATTTGTTAACATAGTTTTTTTAAATCATTAATAATCTCTTCATTGACTTCATTGTTGGAGAAATGAATTGGAATATATCCTGCTTTGACCAATAATACATTTTTATCTGTATCTTGCTCGTGGCCATCTATATCAATTGCATATTTTCCTATTATGAAATCAACCTCTCTTTTTTCAATTATTACTTTAGTTCTAAAAGGAATGTGATTATCTTTCAACATCTCTGCAAATCGCCTTTCAGCTTTTGTAGATATTCCTTTTTTTAACTTTAATAATTGTATTCTCATAACTCTATAACCTAATCTTGGAGAATAAAGATTTAGATTGTGTTGAGGGCCTTGTGTGGCCATTCACGACCTTTTATATCTCCCATTAAGGGTTTGATATTACTTTTTCTTCTTTTCTTTACTTTCTTTTTTCTTTAATGCTATAGAAACTTTCTTTGCTTCTTTTGCATTGGCATCTTCAACTGGTGATGTTTCTGTAACCGGTTCTACTTTAACCGGTATAGTCGTAGCAGTTGCTTTTTTTGTTTGCTTTTCCTTTTCTTCTTTAACTAATTCAGCAATGATTTCAACCGGTGCATCCGGAGAAATATTAATTCCAAGCAACCTTGCTTTTTGAAGTAATTGATCCTTTGGAAGTTTTAATAAAGGATTAATTATATCATCTCTACTTTCTGCTTTCTTATATCTTTCAATTGTTAATATTCCAGCTCTAATATAAGGAGCAACATCTGACATCTTTTTATTAAAAGTTTTACAAATCAAGCTCAATGCAGATAGTTCTTCTTCATTCCAAGAAACTCCATATGATTTTGCTCTACCTTGTGAAACTAATCTCATCCAATTTACACTCATATTTTTATATTTTTACTAATTATCTTTGTTGACCTTTTATAGTAGTGATTTACTATTCTATCAGGCCTTGAATTCCGCGAATAGTAATGGATTCAAGGACCTGATAAACCACTTCTAATGGATCTAATGTCTCAATCTATCCAACTTAACTGCCAGAAGCGTTGCTTCCAAACATATAAGCTGCGTATCCAATACCAATTGTATAAAAGAAATCAAGAGAATATTCCCAATTTTTGTTTTTATATACTTGGTCTGGAGCATCAAGAGATGGTCTTTCAGCGAATAGGCATTGTAGAGTTTCTCCAACCTTTGAAGAATCATACATAAACCAATAAGCTGAAGTGTCAGTTCCATCAGACCTCTCTTCTAATCTCTCCCAAACAATAACATTCTTAATCTTTCCTTTTAAAGGATTAATGTCGTTATTTGCTTCACCGGAGATTTGAGTAGATTGTAAAATTCTTTCTACTAAATCTTCGTTTGAAGGAGCAACTACAATAGTGTCTAAATTCACTGGTCTTATGATGCCGTTAGGGTCTTTATGTATTTTTCCAAGTTTCCTTGCAAAAACAATAGCCTCCCTAGACAGTACAGGATTAGATGTGATTATATTAGAAAATGTGTCTGAATTCAGGTTGTTTGTGTGACCTGTTGAAAACAAAGCTAAACCGTCAGGACCAACACTAGCTACTGAAGAACCATATACATCTGTATATGATACTGCCCAACCATATAGTAAGGCATCTGCTAGACTGCAATCAATTTTGTCAAAAGCATCTTCGGAAACAGAACGAATGATAATATCAATTTGATTGTGTAAATCAAACTTTCTCATTTCCTTTGTAATAGATGCAATTCCTCCAAAATATCTTTGAGTCCAGGTGATTGAATCACCTTCTTCTCCAGTAATATTAGGTAAGTCTTGACCAGGTGTTACTTCCTTTATGCCACTCATTCCATGAAGAATAAGATGATCAAATGAACGCCTTTTTGTATCAAAGACATTGAAAATCTTATTTCCTTTCATTTCCACAACCTTTGTTTTTGCTACCTCATTAAAGATTGACTGTAAGTCATCAGTTAATGCGGGAAAATCTTTTACTGTAATCATAGAATTTTATTTAAGCGGGTAAAAATTTGAAGTAACCACGAAGTTTAGATGTTGAAACGAATTCTGTTACATAGAAAGGATGGTATGTTTCCCCAGACGCCTCATTAAGAGTGTTGTGATCAGTCATATTAATTAATGTTCCCCTATGTGTAACAGCAGCTGTACTGTTTGTGTCACCCTCAATTTCTACTCCGTCTAAATTTAAGACAAGTAAATCTTCGTGAGCGCCAGAAGCAGTAGTTTTATCTTCCATAGCCATAAACTGTAAGTTTGCTCCTGTAGAAGTAGTTCTCTGGAGATATCCAAAAGACCATTCTATAACATCAAACTTTGTTATGGTTGTAGCAGAAACTGTTCCGTCTATGATTGTTGTCAATTTTCCTGAATCGTATCGTAATGGTGTAATCATACTAATTAAACTTTAAGTTACATTATTTATACCAGTCACCCATTGAAGATTTTTTGGGAATAATCCCTCCTTTCTTCTCTGTTGTAGCTGGTTTGTCTTTGCCCTTGTTAACTCCTGATTCATTAGCCAACTTTGATTTTGCTTCTTTAGCTGAATTATCAACTTTTGGTTTATCAGTAATTCCTTTATCTGCTCTCCATAACTTGTGTGCCTTATTGATAGCAAATAACTTTGCCTCATAGGTAACAGCTTCTGGAGCTACATAGAAAGAAATTATATCATCCCAATTTAAAGCAATCTCTTCAGTCTTTGATGCTTCCCTTATTGCTGCCTTCTCATCTCGCGCAGTAAGTTCTTCTCTGGTAACATAATCCTTTTCAGGTTCGTCACCAAAATCATCATCATCTAGCTTTTTCTTTTTAGGTTCAGATTCGGGAAGGATGTGACCTCTGTTTTTGTTGAGTCGAATAACTGCACCTTTGTAGTTATCTTTCTCTATAGAATCCTTCTTTAATCTTTCTAACTCGGACTTTGACACTTCTACCATTTCATCTCCTTCTAGAGCTTCTTTGGTAGTTTTATCTGGTTGATCGTCACCAGATGGAGTTTTATCTTCACCCTCTTTACCTTCAGGTGGAGTTTGTTCCTCTTCTTTTAAATCTATTTCTTCTTCTTTTGCCATAATATTAAGGTATTATTTTTAAATGCGTTCCCACGCATCATTATCGCAAAGAAGTCCCGACTTGGAACTTCTATCTAGCAACGATTTATCATTACCAGGTAGAAATTCCGGACTTCTATGTGCTTATTTAATTATTAATTTACTTTCCTTCTTTTACCGTAGGTACTGTTTCTTTCCCTTCCCTTGCAGTAGTGATATCTTCTCTACATAGTAAGAAATCATCTATACTGGCAAAGAAATACTTTCCCCACTTATCAAATATCTTTGAAAATGTATTGAATACATCATCTTCAAGTTCTATTGATAATATCTTTTGGCCACCTACATCATCAAATTCTTTCATTTCTTTATCTAATTCTACTTTTCTATCTAATGCTTTTGGTGCCTTCTCTTTATCTCCACCCTGAATATCTTTATTAACTTCTCTATATTCTTCAAGCATCTTTATAACTTTAACATCAATACTTACTTTGAATATCTTTAATATCTTTGACATCTTTTCCATTTCCGAAATATCAGTAAATTCTTTAGGTGCTATAGTTTTAAATCCATTCCAACAAGAGAAAATATTAAGTTGTCTTGTCTTTAGTGTTTTCATTTTCTTTTTCTTTTTTATTATTTTTATTTTCAATTATTGCAAATTCCATTTTTGCATCTGTAAGTAATCTACCAAGCTCTAATCTTCTACCGACTAGTTCCCAATATTCTCTTTCAGTTGCCACTCCTTGACCCATAGTCTGCAGAATCTCTAGATTCTTTAATGCTATGTAATCTCTGAATGGTTTTAAAGGAAATTGATAACCTAGCCATAGTTTCCTTTGATTTTGGTTTATGTAACTACTAGCAACAGGAATATTCAATAAACGAAATAAAATATTAATTATTAATCTTCTCATACGACCTTTAATTCATTAACAGGAGCTATCGGATTTTCCGGAACTCCTCCACTTCCACCTTCTTCTCCAATAGGAGCAGCTGGTTGCTGTGGTGTTAAATTATATCTACTCTTATCATCTCCAAATGCAGTAGTGAAATCTTCAAATATTACATCTTGATTCGCTAACATTATTTGTGGGAAGTAAGCAGCCATTATCTGTGACTTTTGTTCAAACTCTGCTTGTGCTTCAGAACTATCTTTTTGATATACACTTTCAGCTATAACTTGTACATCGTAATTGTAATCATCTAAATAAGTAGAAACCATACCAATCTTTTGGTATCTTTCTCCTTGCATTCTGTATTTCTCTTCTTCAATGTCTAACTCTTTTCTTGTAGGTAGCTCTTCTCTACTGTTAACAAATTGTACTTCTAATGTACCAGTAGATCCGTCTGGAAACTCGCTGTTCTCAACTAATATCTTTCTGAAGCTTTCTTTGTATGTAGTTGCTCCATCTGCTCCTAGTATCTCTTCTACCTTTGGTTGTGTGTAGTTATTTAATATATTTGGAATCCTTAACTTTGTCTTTTGAATCCATAAATCAGTTAAAAACATAAAGAATACTCCTTTTAGTTTCTTTGCGTTCTCATTTGCTATAACAATTTCTCTTGCTGTAACGCCTCTTCCGGCTATTCCTTGCTGTGTTTGGTCAACAGTTCCCATATCCATACCTTGAGAAACCCATTTAATCATAGTCATCTCTGAATCTGTTAGTCCTGGAATCTTTTGATATTGTACTTGATTCACATCCTCAACATAAATAGTTGTATCCATTCCTACATTCTCATTTTCCATCTCCAGTAAGTCTTTATTCTTTATTCCTGCTAGTAATGGTGGCCTCATTGAACGATAGTTCTTATCTAATCCCATATTGTATAGTGCATTGATTGTGTCCTGTGTGTCCATATTTGCATTTGGTAAAGAATTACCATAGAAGAAGTTCTTGTTCTGGAATGGTTCGTATATAGTCTTTGCGAAAGGGTACATCTTGTCACTTGCTCCCCATAATAAGGGTGCATCAATAATTAATACTCCATTAATAATAATTACATACTGGTCTTTAAACTTGTTGTAATACTTTATAACTTCATATTGGTTATCTTCAACTCTATCTTTCCATTTATCATAGAAAAATGTTTTAGTTTCTGATTCATATTCGCCAAGACTGTTCTTATTAATAACATATTTGAAGTTCTTGTACTTACCAAACTCTTCTTTAATCGTATCAAGGTCCAAGTATCTAATCCAAGCTACTGCTGGTTGGTCTTGTACATCGTGTATTTCAAATGATTTAATGAAAAACTCTGATATTGGTACTATAATATCAACGCATTGGTCATTTACAATAACTTCTTTCTCTTCAAAGTCTAAATCTCCGGTAATAAGATCAAAGCTCTTAATCATTTTTCTCTTATACTTTGTCTTTAAGTATCCGTCATACTTAATAACAGTTCCTTGTGTTGCGCAAGCCCAAGCTTCCCAGAATATCTCTGTTTCTACATTTGTTTTGTTCCTGGAATAATCTACAAGGTTACCTATCATTCCGGCTCTCATAATATCTAAAGAACCGTCAGCAACGCTAACAGCTCTATATTTCATTGCTGGAGGTGTACTTGCTACTCCAGCAACAACAGCTTTTAATTTGTTTCTAGTAACTTGATTGAATACATTTGATTCCCATTCTTCCTTTCCTTGAGCTTCTCTTGTTGGCACATAACCTTGCACTCTCTTCTCTGAATCATCTACAAATTGAATAAGAATTCTATCATTAAACTGAACACGAGATCTATTTCTTTCCTTAATCATATCATCAGCTTCTGAATACACAAAATCTATGACTTTCTTTTCATCTTCTTTTGGAATATACTTTATCTCTATTTCTGTATTCTCTTCTGGTTGTTTTATTTCTTTTTGTTTTGCCATAATTTATTTATTTAAAAACGACAGAAACTTCAACCGCTGATCTAAATTGATCAAAGATTGAAGATTCCGCCGTTGTTCGGTTAGGATTCTCCTTTTCTACATTTTAATTTATGTACAAATAAATGTCAATAGTTTTTATTTAAAAATATCTTTTACTTCAAATATCTCAAAAGTTTCTATCTGTTTTTTGTAAATGGTTTCACAATTTCTGAATCGTTCTGTTCGTTTCCAATAATCCAAAGCTATCGTTATGCTATCATCAGTATCTCGTACCAATAATCCACAACTAAATCCCTCCATAGGTTTTAATTCATTGTCATCTTTGTCAAACTCCTCTGTTCCGTGCATAGTACTATCAATCCATTTTATAATTGCTATTTTCATAATAGTTTATTTTTCTTATATATCTTTTGTTCTACTATTATCTCTCTCAAAGTCCCATCACCATCAAACAAAGCCGTTTTCTTTCCACCCTTGCAGGTAAAGTATCCTTTATCTAATAACAAATTAAAGAGCTTTAAGAATGTCTTTACATCTCTATTGCTTAATTCCTGCTTCTTTATCGTTAGGAATACTTCAAACTCTTCCTTTGTCATTTTTATATCTATTTTGTTATCCATTGTATTTATCTATTTAATTTAATTATTACCCCGCCATTTTAAAGAAATCCTTATTACTTTTAGCTTTATTCTTTTTCATCCTTTGCTTAAAAAACTTCTCTTCCATCTCTCGTTTAGTTGCTGATGGTTCTGGCCTTGTCATTAATCCATATCTAATTGCATCTGCTCCGTGATCGTTGCTGTTAGTATTCAGGTCCTCTAGTCTATGCTCATCGTAAATAAGTGAAGGTAATGTTTCTATAATCATAGGACAAGTTTCAAAGATTTGCAATTTTGCTGTTAGCTTTCCGGTCTGGTCCAGATAAGGTTTTAGATATTCTCGCATTATATTCCATCCAATAATCCTATCATTGTTCCCTCTTACTAAATGTATTCTTTTCTTTAAGATATTATAATAGGTCTGTTCCATTATCTCTGCTCCGGACAACTCATCACTACTTTCACCCTTCTTGGCCCATATTGCTGGATCAAACACATTGTAGTCTATTTGCTCGTTAGGTGGCGTAGATGATATAATCTCTCCCATTAGCTTCTCATAGGTTAATTTGGTCTGCCATAGCTCTCTATAGACATATAATTGACCATCTGGACTGATAGCTATCCAGTAAATAGCTGATGGTGCTGAATATCCATAATCTCCGGTAATGAATCTCTTCCAGTCTGGTGATATATTGAATGGCTTTACTGTATGAATTTTAGTTCTCCACTCTTCAAAGTATTGTCCTGCGAATAAATCAAACTCTCCTTCTCTCCACGCCTTACCCAAATCTCCGGTTAATCCTTCTAAATACTCTACATATCCTTTATCTAAATATGGATTGTCTTTATATGTAGCCGGAACAAATCTTACATTTTTCGGTCTTTCTGTGATATATCTCTTCTTAACCCATTGATGCCCTATTCCTCCTGGATTAAATGAAGTGTACATTCTAGGCCTCCAATTAGATTTTGATGTCCTTAATGAACCCTTTAGCTTTATAACCTTCATCTCTGTTAGCTGATTTACCTCTTCTATGGCCATTAAGTCGTATTCTACTCCAATATACTTATCAATGTCTTTCTCATCTTTGAATCCTCCTATCACTACTTTGGAACCATTCTGAAACTTTAGTATGTTTTCAGCTCTATTAAATTTGAAATTGATTTTGTTTTTTATAATCTTATCTATTAAATCTTCAAAAGATTCTCTAGCAGATGTTCCGGTCTGTCTTAAAAATAAGCATTTAAGTCCTGGAACTCTTTGGCAATCATCTATCATAATCTGCGCATTGATCCCGTGACTCTTTCCAGGTCCTCTGGCTCCTCCAACCCCTATATCATTTGGTCCATCCTCTTTGTCTGCTTCTCTAGCTAATCCGTGAAAATCAAATTGCCAAGCGAATGGTACATATCCCCTTTCTAGGAAGTTCTTAACTTGATCAATCGGACACTTCGCTTCCTTCGCTATCTTCAGCATTTTCTCCACTGATTGGTTCTCCATAGATTTTCTTTATTGATTCGTTAATATTTAATTCAACCTTTATTAAACCATCTGGGATATCAAATTCTGTTTTAGCAGAAAATCCTTCATTCTTTCCCAATCGTTCGGCTATGAATTTTGATGTATCTTGCTTAACTTTTAATACTGTCTTATTTGTTTTCTTTACTATATTTCCATCCTTATCTTTCAATACTCCATCTACTGTTACAACCAGTTCTTCTATGTCTAAATCTAGGAACTCATCTAGGTTTCTTTCAGCCTTCTTTAACATATTAAGCTTTCTACATTTTTCAACAAACCAGGTTTCTACAGTTATTTGTCTTGCTGCTCCTTGTGAATACTTGGCTTTCAATGCAGATTGTAAAGCATTTCCAAATGTTTTACTCTTTGGATTAATGTAAAAATCCCAACACATTTTTTGTCTTGGATCCATTACATATTGATTTGCTCCATTAGGATTTGTCTTTGTCATTTTCTTTTTTTTTCTTTATTTCTTCTTCTCCATTTCCCATAGATCCATAAAATTCCATTTTTTTAGATTTTGTAAATTTTCTTGATTCAGAAAAATGAATTGGAATATCATCCCAAGAGAATATTCCGTGTTGACAATCCCTCCAAGCTTTTAAGATATTCTTTCTTCTCTTCCAGTCTTTATGTTGTTGTTTCCTTTTTAACTTTTTGTCTGGTCTAAAATTAAGCATATGTTTATTATATTATAACATTATTTATTTAAAATATCAACCCTAATCTGCATCTATGTATGTAGTTTTACTAGAATCAATTTCTAAAAGATTTGCCTTTTCTTTTAACTCTTTCATTTTATCATTAAGCTCTAATCTCTCTAGCATTGTTCCTTGTAATATCTTTCCTTGTTGCTTCCTTAATAATCTTATCTCTTGTCTTAAATTATCTAATGATTCACGATAGTTCCTTACTTGCGTTCCAATATAAAGACCCATTAATAATACTAATATATATACTATTATTTGATATATCATAATCTTTTATTTTAATTAATCTTTTTTTGAATACCAACCTCTTCCAAAAAGGTTCTGCATCTGCAAAAAGTATTCATTATACAAAGGTGCTATCTTCTCTAGTGTAAAGTTCTCTGCCCATTCTCTACAATCAGATGGCTTTATCTTATCAATATTCTTTGCTGCTGTTATGAATTGAGATAATGTTCTGCACCTGTATCCGACCTTTCCGTGAATAACTGTTTCTGTAAATGCACCAAAATCTGTTGTAATAACTGGAGTTCCGGACATCAATGCTTCCATTACAACATATCCAAATGGTTCTATGTATATTGTAGGAACAAAAACTGCTTTCGCCTTACTTAACAATTCTTTTCTTTTCTTTAAGTCTGCAAATCCTACCATTTCAATATTCGGTTCTGCTATTTTCATTCCTTGATCTATTCCTGCTATCTTTAACTTTGCTCCTATGGCCTTGCAAGTTTCTATTGCTATCATTACACCCTTGTTTTCAACTATTCTACCAATAAATAAGAAATAATCTTCTTTCTTTTCTCTATAATCAAAATCTTTCTTATCAAATATAGGAGGAATTACTGCATCGTAAAACTTTCCCTTATCTTGATTCATCTTTCCATATTGCCAATGTTGCCAAGTAGAACTTTCAAATATCTTATGGTCCGTAAAAGTTCCATTGTATCCTATTCCTATCTCTGTAACTAAACTTAATCCTACTTTATCAACTACTTCTTTTTGATATAATCCAGTAGGAACAAGTAAAATATCTCTTGAATTAAAATACTTGCCTTTCCTTTTCTTAATCTCATCTATACATCTAACATTGAATAGTTTGTTTGCTATATGGTTTATATCTTCAACATAGTGAGGATTCTTTTCTAAACATTCTTTAGGTAGCTCATCTCTTCTTAAAACTTTCACAAATTCATCACAAGGAACATCTGATCCTTCTGCTCCGTAGAAAATAACCTTATGTCCAGAAAGTCTTAATGCCTTTGATATGTTTATAATCTTTGAACAGAAAGCATATCCAACACCTTCTTTTAAATTAGTAGGAGTATTGAAAGTTCCAAGTAAATGAAATGTTATAGGTTCTCTTTCTATCTTTATGGCCTTTCTGTTCTTAACTAACATATAATTTCCGACTTCTCTTTCTGTATTCACAACTTCAAACCCATAAGTATCCACAAGCCATTCAACTGCTACTCCTGAAAAATCTTCCACGATAACAGTCAATTCTTTCTCTGTTGATAAAATATCCTTCATTCCTTTTAATACTTCTAGCTGTGATCCTTCCACATCAATTTTTATCATATCTGGAGCTATCTGTTCCTTCAAATTTATTCTATCAAAAATATCATTATTTACTTCTACTTCAACTGTAAGTTCTTCTGTTCCGATTGTACTTGCGTGTCCTGGAATATTTCCGGTATAAAATTTTGTTTTAAGTCCAGAATTATTGCTTAATGCCATAAAAAATACGATTACATTCTTTAATTCATTCATTCCTAAATTCTTTGAAAGTACGGTCCAGCTTAATTCTAATGGTTCAAAAGCATAAACCTTACCGCTATTTCCAACTATCTTTGATGCAAGTAATGTATAATATCCAACATTTGCTCCTACATCAACAAAGATTTGTCCAGGTTTTAAATTATCCTTTATAAACTGTGTAGTTCTAGGCTCCCACTTTCCTGTTTCCATAATAGAATCTGTAATAGGCCAATCACCTGGAATAAGATTCATCTTCAACCCATTTACATTCTCTTTTCTAAATATTTCCATATTATTTTATTTTATTTTCTAATAATATAATTGTTCTATACTCACTAAATATCTCTTTAACTTGCATTCCAGTTTCTCTTTCCAATACTCCTATAATCTTTTCCATATTGAAATATGGCTCCCAATCCTTTTGAACATTAATATCTGGAATTTCAACAAACAATCTTTTAGCTTTGCCACGAAATAGTCTTAAATTTTCAAATGCTTTATCCCTGCCAAGCGCATTTATCTCATTATGTAATACTGATAAATAAAGAATATTATCAAACTCTACATCGTGATTTCTTATTATATCCTTCCAATCTCCAAATATATAATCTATTTTTGGTACATTATTAATAGTTGATATATACCTTGCTATTGATAATAACTTTCTACCACGATCCTTGTCACCTTTATATCCATTTTCTACTCCTGTTAAACTATAACCTTGTTTCGCTAATTCTTGACAAAAATATCCTTCACTACAACCAATATCTAAAACAGTTTTACCAACTAATCCTTTTGAAATATAATCTAATCTTTCTTTAGCATCTTTTCTTTGAACTATAAAATCTTTTAATCTTTCATCATCTAGTTTCTGGTACATCTCTTTCCTATTAAAAATACTTATAGCAACCTCAACTAACGGAAAGTCTTTTCCTTTTAATTGGTTCATATCTATTCCGGAAGAATCCCATTCAGTATTAACTAAAACTTCTGGATCAAGTTTTAAATATCTCAAAATACTTAATCTATGGTGGCCATCGTATGTCCTTATAAATCCATCTTCATCAAAATAAACTAAAAACTTTGAATCTTTATTAAGTCCGAACTTTTTAATATTCTCATACAAACCAACAAAAACAACCATTCGCTTTTTTAATTTTAATTCAAAATTTTCAGCGTTAATTAAACTTTGATGCCTTCCTCCCCAAGTCATATAATTTCTTTGAAAATCTGCTAATGGAGAATCCATAACATCTCCTCCTTGCTTATATATATCTATAGTTTTAACTATGGCGCTTTCAAACCAACTTTTTTCTAATAAAGAACTTTTAATTTTGTATATCATTTATTTGCTTTTTTTCCATTTATTATATAATCTAACACCTTTTTGGACCTTTTTTCTTTTTTCATTTTTATAATCTTCATCATTTACCAAATGACTATAATAACACTCTTTACAACAAAACTTTAAATTAGTTGTATCTTTTCCACAATGCAAACATTTTTTCATATATATTTTTTCCAAGTATCCTTATGTGGACTACTTGGATTATCTTTTAAGAGTTTTTCATATCTCTTTTTTTGATTTTTTCTTGTTTTAATAGCTTGTGCTGTTTTTTGTACTGGTGTTCTTCTTCTTGTTTTTTTGCTCATAATTTTAATATATTATTACTTCTAATTCTTGACGACCAAATTCTTTTGCTTTTTGTAAATCCTTGTCCATAAAGATATCATAATGATCACAACCATACCTTTTATTCATTCTGTCCTGAACCTCATAAAATTTTCCGTCTATTTCTATTATCGTGCCAAGATCTAAACAGTTATTCGCCACTACATCATTTCTA